ATTGCATTTTTAATGCCAATACCTATTTCGTCTCTTAAAACCATAACTCCATACACAAAGGCATCTACAAAGTCATCTCTCCTAATGTGAGGGAATGATGTCAATTCTGAAATTCTTTCAGCAAGATTTTGGATGTTGTCATTTATTTTTACATACCCATTGGCCAGAATTGGGGCCACGGAGTTAGCTCTGAGAATTTTATCTTTGTTAGGAACCAACTCTTTGATAGAAATGCTAAGACTTTTCCTTAGAGTTTGAACTAAAGCCATGCCTGCTGATATGCTTTCAATGTAAACGGCTCGGACTTTATATGTAGCGATAAGCTTTTGAACATAGTCTAGGAGGTCTGGAAAATCGAATCTCTCTAAGATAACATCAACCAAGAAAATGCATTGCTTGGATTTTGAATAGCCCCACACACATACGCAGGTATAGTCACTCTTGGTTTTCTCCTTACAAGCCGTATCAATTGTCATATACATATACGAGTATGTTTCTGAGCTCTGAGTAGGAGTGTAGGTCTGAATCCAATGGTGCTTAAATATTGCGTTGCCCATAGTTATTGGGTTGCCTTGGTAGAGAGATTCAAAATCTTTCTCGCCGATGTTTTTCTTAATTGTGAGTAGTGATGCCACTGGGAAAAATTCTGGCCAATGGCTCTCGCCAAGTTTTCGCTCAAGGGGATCAGTTTCTTCGTCAACACAGATGGCTGGAACATTTAATACTTTCCATTCATCAGGTGCTGCTTCTAGTAGTCTCCCCGTAACATCGTCTTTATGGAATCTAGTGCCCATTGAGATTATCGCGTTATTAGGCAAAGCTCGAGTTAAAAACTGAGTTTGCACCCAAGCAAAAGTGCTATCGAGAACAGCCTCAGAGTTTCCGTCCGCCAACAGGTCATCGAGAATGCCTATGCCAGGCAATTCTTCCTCAGATATTGACCCAAACCCAAACCCAGTGACGTTACCTCCAGCCGAAGCAACTTTGATTAGTCCACCATTAACACTACGAATGGTTGTTAAGTTACAGGCATCGTGATTGATTTCACACTCTGGGAAAATCCATTTAAACCTGTCGGACTTAGTGTAGGCTAAAACTGCCCTAGAGTTTTCTTGAGAGAGTCCTAGAGCATAGGAGCTCATAATAAATTGAGCTTTAGGACTACGCCCAAGTTGCCAAGAAGGAAAGATCTTGCTTATGAGCATGGATTTCCCTGTTCGAGGGGGTAGAGAGATTACAGTCCTACGGTAAGCTGGGTCGCCATCAGCAATGTGTTGTATAAAATCACAAATGACTCTGTGTACGCTAAAGGGTTTAAAGTCTCCGTGTGTGATAAATTTTGCATAAGTAAAAAAATCTACGCGACACTTTAATCTTAGAAGCTCCTCGAGTTCTGCCGTGCTCAAAACAGATTTCCTAGACTCCAGATCTCTTACTAACTTTTTCTCTTTTTCTATGTCAGATTTAAGCATAAACCCTCCTAATAATTTCTTTAATTGTCTGAGAAACTTGAGAATCAAGCCTAGAGTAGGATATGTCGACGTCATTAAAAGCCAACTGTGGAGTTATAAGCTCGCCAGGCTTAATGCTGAGTTGGAGGTTGCCCATAGTTGCTTCGCCTAAAGTCTCCTCAGTAAAGTCCATTGTAGTTTTGTCGTATTCTTTAGTTTTAGTAATAAAAGTTGCTAAGTCCGTTTTAAATTGAGACTCTAAATTAAGAGCACTTGTAGTTTCAATTTGTAAATTAGTTTTTAGTTGGATTAGAGAGAATGTATAGGTGCTCAGAGTTTCCTTTAGAAGTTCAGACGTATCAATGGTCGTCCCAACTTTAGAAATTAATCCTAAGTCTAATTTAGAATTAGTTGTGGCGCCTATGCCCAGAGTTGCAAGTTCGCTGGCACTAAAGTTATAGCTCAGAGACCTAGATTCGGTTTTTGTTAAGACGTAGCACATCAAATTTAAGACCATCACTAAATCTCTAACTAGGCCCAGAGTTGTTAGAATGCCTTTTATAAGGTCAAGAAAATTTTTAATCCAAATATAGTATTTATCTTTATATTTTTTAAAGTGATTTAGAAATTTTTGTAGATCTTTAACGTACTTAGAAGTCGTGGAGAAAAAAGACGTAGACCAAGACTTTAAAAGGTCTATATCATTGGCTCCTATTTTTAAGCATTTAGATACATAAATACTAAAGTAAGCTAGGTAGGTTGCCAAGATGTCCAAATCTAAGAGTCCAGCCAAGACATACCTCTTAGTGTGTATGTCAGGTTCATTTTGTAAGATGTATTTTGACAGGTTTTTTATCACGCAAATAACCCTCCTAAAATGTCTCCGCCACCTTCAGAAACTAAAGCCAAAGCTAAAGAACTATTCATAACAGGAGCGCATGTTTGTAATAAGTTGGTGGAGTTCTCAGAAATAAAATGATCAGTTTTACGGCATTTTTCTAAGCAAGGACAAGAATTTCTAGGGTCTGAGCCGCCGCCAAAAAGTCCTCCGCCAAAAAGCTTGCCTATAGATGGTGCCACTAAGCTCGTCACTAAACCAGCTGGAGAGCCATAAATCCCTAGAGCCCCTGCCAAGCCCAGTCCTTGGCCGGCCAAAAGTCCCAAATCGGGTTTTAATCCCCCCAATGAGAAAAGTGTAGAAGCAGTTTTAATAATCTGAGTGCCCGGTATTGCAAAATCCTTAAAAGCTCCAAACTCTTTAAGGAGGTTTGTTGTAGAGCTTAAGCCATCAAACACCTCGTCTATTGTTAAATTGCCCGAGGTTAAAGCTTTTGCAGACGAGAAAACTCCTGTAATAGCATCCATTCTGCCTTCGCCAACTACTGTCTCTAAAGCAGACCTTGTGGTGTCGGACAATGAGTCCTTATCTCGAATGCTCCCGTATAATGAGCCCACCAAGCCTTGCACAGGCGCGGGCAAATAAGAAACTCCATTAAACACAGCAGCATCCAAGCCGCCAATAAGTCCGTCTGTGAGAAGTCCGCCGAGAACTGAGCGAATTACTGGAGGAATGTCTTGGCCCGTGAGGTCTGAAAGAATGTTTATAAGTTCCTCAGGCACTTGAGGTGGTAGAGATTCTGGTATAATTATCGTCATTACGTTAAAAGATTTTTAACAATGTTTATTATATTTTTTATAGTTTCTGAGTTTCCAGAGCTCTCGGTGTCAGGAAGTGCTAATGGTATACCTTCAGATATAAAGCCTTCTGGCAGAATCGCCTCAGTATTTTTAGATATTTCTGGAACTTCGGTTTCTGGCAAGGGTTCTTCAGGGAAGAAAGACAATTCTCTCATTGAGGCTGTCATCCACTTCATTTCCTTTTTTCTACGCAAGCATATCGCTAATTCCGAGTTATATCCGTCATCCAAGACTACTTCTAGGCCATGAGAAAGCTCAGTACAGGGTGGTAAAAGTGTTCTAACGTATACTGAGGGAGAATTAGAATTAATCCAAGCGTAATCTCCGCCTGGCATTTTTTTACAAACCATCTCAACTTGGCGCAAAAGTCTGTCTTCAGAAAATAGACGTCGTTCGCCCTCAAGACTAGAGGAGCATTTTTGTACACCTTTGCGAATAGAGGTATCAGGCAGTTCTTGTCCATATTCCCCCTTTAAGATTTGTAAAGAGTGAGAAAGACTTTTCCAACTAAAAACGGATGACAATTTTTTAGGATCTGTCTCATCTGCAGTTACGCTATTCCGCCTTAAGCACACCTTGAGGTCAGAGGACACAGTGTTAGAGAATAACATAAGCATGCCTTCATTAGCAGCCGAACACTCTGGTAGTTCTTGCGATGCTTGTTCATCGAAAGTTGGGACAACTGTGGGTTGAGATTTTAATGGAGTATCTAAGTCTGTGAGTAATGTGCCAAGGAGTACAGCATCTTCTGGATTGCCATTAAGAAATACGGCTACCATACGAGCTCCGAGATATTGTGCTGGGAGGTTGCCAGAGTGGTAGCCAGCAATTTCAATCCACTCAGAGACTTCACTAGGGGCATTGTCATAAGTTACTTTGACTCTGCCCTTATTTTGGGGGTCATTAACGGCTATAATTGTCGCGATTTGTGGATAGAGTTGAGTTCCTAATGGAATTTTACTCTCAAATTGTTCAACACGTTTTAATAGAGTTTTAAATAAATATAGAAAGCTTGTGCTATTAGTTGTCATATATGTCTATGTATACATCATCTGCCGCACCATAACCCGCGGCGAAGGCTCCGTATTGGATTCTTGGCTGAGCCATGATAGGCATCCAGTTTCTATAAGTGTTTTGGAGCATTGTCCAAAGTTTGCCCATCCTAGAATACTTAAATGGCAGACAGACTATGACATTTTGGCTGAGGTCACTTATATTAAATATCTGAGAAACTCCACAAATAGCCTGGTTTGAGAAAGATTTTAGTTGGGCTTGTAGCTTGGTGCCTACCTGAGCAAAACTAAAAACCAAAGGTATATTTAGATCTTTAAACTCAGTTTTTAAATATGTTCTCACTCTGTACAGACCATTTTCTATAGGCTCTAAGTCGTTGGCTTGGTTAAAAGCTTCAACCTCGTAGAGCATATTCCACCAAATAATTTGTAAAAGTGTGCCTTTTGTGGCATAAAGTCCTTCCCAATATCTAGGATTTAATAATAAGTTTGTGGTGGACTCAACCGAGACGAGCTCAGTGTTGGAGTCATAGTTACGAATACTTGGGCTAATCTTAGACAAGTTATAATCTAAAAAGTTGTCATCTTCATCCCAATAGTTAGAGAAGGCACTAAAGGGAAACTCTGAAACCACCTGACCTTTTATAGTTTTAAATTCTTCTC